GCCAGGAAAGGGGCCGTGGTCGCGCACCCCCGGGCGCGCGGCGAGGTCTACCGCTCCGAGGCGCCGCCGTTCGTGGTCGTACTGCGCCGCGTAAACCGGATCGCCAATCAACTTGCCCTGTATCACGTCGGCGCTTTCGCGTTCTGGCTTCTCCGGCTTCTCTGGCTCCTGCTCGCCACCAGGCGCAACGGGTGCGGCCGGCCGCACGACTTCGTCACCGCCCTCGCGGGGCTCCCAGCCATCAACGCCGCGCTCCTCGTTCGGCGTGCTGTAGCCCGACTTCAGGTGTACTTCGATTTCCTTGAGCCGCGCCATGCGGTCCTCTGGCACCGGATTATCGAACGCGAGGAACAGTTTCTCGTCGTAGAGCGGCACCAGACGCTCATTCAACTTGTCCTGAATCCTGACGCAGCGCGGCGCAATCGCCGTTTCCATCCACTGGCGGCGCCCCGTTTCGGCGTTCGCCCGGTTGACGTTCTCCGTCTGGAGCATCGACAGCGGCATATCAAACACCGCCGCCACTTCAGCACGGGTGAACAGTTGCGACGTCTCAAGGTCAAGGTCGGTGGGCGACAGCGCCAGACGTTCGATCTTGACGCCGCCCGCCAGCACGCCCGTGGTGCCGTACTTGCCACTCCCCTGATACAGCCGCCGAAACTCCCGCTTCAGTCTCCGCATTGGCACCTCGCCAATCGGATGCTCGCTCATCAGCGCCACGCGCGGTACGCCGTGGTTATCCAGCAGTCCCCGCTCGTATTCCTGCCCGATCTGGTTGAGGTCTATCGCCCCGAGGCCGGCCTGCAAGCCCCCACTACCCCGGGTAACCGTCTTGAGGTTGACCCTCATAAAGTGGATCACCTCTTCGGGCTTAAACGTCTTCTTGTTCTGGGGGTCGGTGCCGTACTTGTACCCCCCGATGCCGCGCTTGCGGTCGGCGATCACGTCCACATACTGCGGTTGCAGCGGCCACAGTTCCTCGGGCGTCTCTAACGCGCCTTTCACGATCAGCCAGAACGCATCGCCCGTTTCGAGGCTGATGCTGGTCAACTCAAGGAAATCGAACGCGTTGTGGATCGGATTGACGCTACGCAACAGGTCGAGGATCGGGTGTTCGGTGATCTCTTCGACTTCGGCGGCGTTCGCGACGGCTTTGCCGAGGATGTTCTGCCCGTGAAAGTAGCGCACGCGCTCACGGGGCACGCTTCGCGTCCGGTAGCCCCGCACGGTACCCTTGCCGGGCTTCCCGACATACAGGCGCAGCGGCACACGGGCCACGGCCGCGCCGTTCCGCGAGACGCACGTCCAGACCCAGCCGCGCACGCGCTTAATGAGTGCGCCTAGATTCCGCGACGATTCGCGCCGGCCTTCGGTGAATGGGGAGAGAGCCCCTTCCCACACCTGGGCTTGCGTGGCCTTTACGCGGCCGCGCAACCAGTCGCGGAAGGCCGCCTCAAAGAGGGCGCGTTCCTGTCGCCGTTTTGCGAGGAATCCCAAAGATGCCGAACCTCAGCCCTCAGTCGTGCAGATCATTGCGCCTGGCGGTGGCCCATCATTGCTACAACCCGCCGACGTGGTTGCGGTACACCGCGCCACCCACCACCGCGCCGACGGCCATGCCTATTGCTATCGCCCACGCCATGCGGTTACCCTCCTATTTCACGACTTGCACCCTTCCTCGATCACAAGTCCCTCCATATCGCATCGTTATCCGCCCGCAGCCAGTCGTCGGGCCGCTCTTCGTCCTCCTCGCGGGGCCGCACGCCCAGGTCCGTCGCCACAAGCATCCCCGGATGCTTCTCATGGTCGGCGTCGATTTCCGCTTGCGTCAGCGGCTCCTCTTCGTCCGAGATGAGCGATATGCGCGGATCCGGTACGCCGTCCAGGTCCACGACCATGTAGCGCAAGGCGTCCATGGCGTGATCGTGCGCCTTGACGGGCACGTCCTTGAAGCCCTTGCCGGTCACGCGATCCGGCATCCATTCGTAGGTTTCCATTTCGCGGATCGTGTTTTCGCACGTCGGCGACACCGTCAAGCGCGGCTCCCCGTCCCCGGCCACCTGTAGCCGATTCTGGACGGCGTAGATGCCGTTCAGGACGTTGCGTCGGGCGGCGTCGCCTCGTCCAGCGGCCACCGCCGGCAGTCCAGCGGCACGGAGTTCGTCGATAAACATGGCGGCAGAGGGGTCAACCGCGATCCATTCAACGCCGCCGAGTCTCGCCGGAAGGGTGCCGCACAGTTTGGCGACTGCTCGCGCAATTTCGCTAGACTGCCGCTTGTTAGCATACCACTCTTCGCACACGTGCAGCCGGCCGTCTTCGTCGATGCCTCCGAGCAAGATGGCCGCCGGGTTCGTGTAGCCAAGGTCAACCGCCGCAACATAGCGCGGGAAGGCCACCTTGCGATGGCGTACAAATATCGCGCGATCCCACATGCCATATACAAGGCCCTCCGAGCCAACCCATAGGCCCTCAACGAACCGTTTCCGCGTGATCCCCGTGTACGCCTTGAGGCTCTCGATGTACGGCTGGGGGAGAAACGTGTTTTCCAGCGACGACGTCTGTATCACCTGGCGGTTGGGCGGGCACACCGCACCGCCCGTGATGCCGAACCGCCCGGCCAGGAAATGCGACGGGCTGCCTGGGTTGCATGCCCCGCTCAACTGGTTGATGAGGTTGCCGTGCTCGTCAACTGGCGCGTATGGCTTGCCCGGCGGCGCCGGGACCCCAACGCTTATGCGGCTGTGCAGCATGTCCCAATCGGTTTCGGTGAACTCGACGGCCTCGTCAGCACCGCAGCCGGTAAGGCTGTAACTGCCGATCTTCTCCGGTTCGTCCAGGCCGAAGTAGACGATCTCGCCGCCGCCCCTCAAGCGGATGATCTTGTCCGTCTTGTTGTGCGTGTACGTGCCCGCTGGCAACACGGCCGGCAACCCGCCGTCTGGCTCCAGCAGCGTCCGCAGCGTCGTGGCGCGGAACGTCACCAGGTGCTTGCGACACAGCCCCTCGCGGGCGCCAGGCACCGCAGCGCGGATGGCGCACTTGTAACACAGCGCGCGCGTCTTGCCGGCCCGCCAGGCACCAGAGTAGAGGACCTCGCGAGCGATGGAACGCAGGAACAGTTCCTGCTTCGGCAGAATGTCAATCGTCTGTGTCGGCAGCGGGTTCACCCTCCCGTGTGGCGTACGGGTCGGCAAGCGGCGCTCCGCATACGCTACACGACCGCAGGATAACGTCCATATCTACCCTAGGAAGTTCGCCGCGCACGAGTCTTCCCCGGCACGTCGTACAAGCGTCTCGCGCCACCGGCGCCAAGGCGGGGTTCCCGCACTGAATGGCTACCTTGTAGCGTGGCGGACACCCGTCGCTCGCTAGTTCTTTCCCGCAGAAATCACACCTAATGAATGTCGCCATGCTCCCCACACGTCCCCCACCTTCACCATCGCCCACACCTGCGGTGGCACGTCCCGCACGCGCTCGCCCGTCGCCGTATGCAGCACCAGCGCCCACCGCTCAGGCTGGAATCGCTGCTGTTGAGCGGGGCGCGGCTGGCCCATCGGATCGGATCGCAAGATGAGGTCGGTTTCCATGCTGGCTGGCTCGAATCGCTTGGCGATGACCTGGCCTTCGACGGGCTGTGGATATAGGCGCTCCACAGACAATAGGGCGCAGGCGAGGCATAGCGCAACCAGGGCCACCAGCGCCCACACGCCGAAGACCAGCGCCCACGCTTCACGGTTGCTCATCACCGAAAAACACCTCCCGCTCTGCCGCCCATCGCTGCCGTTCGGCCTCTTCAAGCCAACGCGGCGGCTTGCCGCTGCCTTCAAATTCCGCACGCACCCACCACGAGCCAAGCCGGCCTTCACGCGGCGGAATAATTCCCCAGCGCGCTTCCGTGCAGATCAGGCGCCGTATCTCGCGGCCCGGCAGCACAACCCTTGAGTGCGCACCGATATACTCTGTGGCCGGCGTCTTCGCTGTCGCTTTCGCCCTACCGCAGGTCTCACACACTATCGCCACTGTCGCCCTCCTCCGGCCGCTCCGCAGCCCTGAACACCACCGTCATCGGCTCGCCCTCGACGCCGGCGATCCGCTCGGGCACCTTGCCTTCCGTGCGGTCTAGCAGTTCCTTCAGCGCCCGCGCGTCGCCCCCCTTGGCTTGCCCCAGCCATTTACGCACGATCTGCATAGCGAGTTCGGGATCCTTGTCCAGCAAGCGCGCCGCCAGCGCCGATAGGCTTGGCCCCTTGCGCCGGCCGCTTGGATTGCCCGACTGCCCCGGCTTCCAGGTGTTCGCGTTGCCTTTATCGAACGTCCCGTCGGC